AGAAGAGCGGAAACCTTCTGATCCGCAGAGTTCTCAACAGCAAGAGGCATATCGTCGCCAGCCCCAGCAATCAGGGTACCAGCCGCCTGATTGAGGTCCGCTCCGTCAACAAGACCATCTGTGTCACCACCGGTAACCCCGATGTCAATGGTGCAAGTCTCTCCAGCGTCCTCCACAACCTTGATCAGGCAACTCAGCACCTTGCTGTTTGCGGGGATCGTGAACAGATCGATGACATCCGAAGTTGTCATCCCCTGAATGTCAACAACATTCGAAGTCTGAATCCCGATCCCACCAAAAGTGCGCGGAAGAGCGCCAGCGGCTTGTACGAACTGTGTGTATGTAGCCATTATCTCGGCCCCCCCTTAGCTTGCGTTGTAGCAGTACAGGTCACCGATTGACTCACCGCGAATGATCTTGAAACCGTAGATCATCAGTGAGCGAATCAGATCACCGAATGCCCGTGGGTTACGGAGAGTTTCCGTCTTCGTCATCTGAGCGGCGAAGGTCATGCCAGTCGGGTGACCAAACGGAATGTGGTAGCAAGTGTTTGCTCCATCCGTAACTGTGGTGAAGTTGTTGCTCTGGTAGATCTTGTACCCGGCAATCGTGCCAAGCAGACCGTTCCGAAGCATTGAAGTGCCGTCACCAGCGAAGTCCGCACCAGCCAGATCACTCTGCTTGATGAGGTTCGCCATCCACACAGGGATAACGATCCAGCGGCCTTCTTCGGGAACATCCTGTTCCGCGAGAACGGCAGTGGTTGCCATCAGGTACTCAAGCACATTGGTTCTGTCGATCCCAACGGGAGTCCCTGTGGTCCCCATGTTGTAAGATCCAGAGATCTTACCGGCTGAGGCACCATAGTTGTTGCTGTCGATTCCCACATACATCGCGGCGAGAATCTCCCTATCGACTGCGATCTTCATCCTCATCGCGGCATCGTCAGCCCACGCATTGAGGAAGTTGATGTCGGCTTGCTTCTTATCGACATCGTCGCAGGGGAAAGCGAAATACTTCCCTCTGTCGATTGGGAACTCAATGTTCGCAGACTCGTAGGAACTGTAAGTCAGATCCATCCCCTTCTGATAATCAAAAATGCTGATCTCAGGAGTTGTACGGATGATGACCTTGTCCCCTTTGTTCTTGATCTCGCCCTCGTAATCTGTATTACAGATAGCGGCGAAAACCGTCTGCTTGTAGAACTTCCCAACCAGCTTTGTAGACCAGATCTGTGGAATCCACTTACTGGTACCGGTTGAGGAATAATCGGGATGTCCCGGTGCAATCGGTGTGACTGCCATAGCTATTCCCTCCTATGGAACAATCCACCTTTTAGCAATCGCACGGTCAATGCGCGCTTGCATTCTCGCCTCTTCCTTGGCGGTGTACTTGCCCGGGATGCGGCGATCCTTGTTGAACTGTTCCATTTGCCTTGTTGTGATGAAGTCCGGTTTCTCAGCGCCGCCCTCTCGCGGTGTCGTTTTCGCGGCACCACGCGGTGAGACAAGTGCGTCCTTACCTTCGGACTTTTTCCCGGCTGGCTTTTCTCCTCCAGCTTCGGGGGTTCCCTTTGGAGCTAGAAGCCCCTTCTTCTCCTTGTACTTCCTGAAGAAGACAGCCATATGTTCCGCATCAAGTCGGTCAACGGCTCCAGAAGCAAGATCATAGAGCGTCTTGCCGCTCATATCATCCTTCTCCTGTAGGAAGGCGCTGTAGTCAGGTTCCGCAGAGATCTCTCTCCAATCCGGTACCAGACGATCAAGCTCCTTCATATACACTGTTTGCGCCCGCTCAACGGCGGTTTGTTGTAGTGTTTCAACCTTACCGGCTACATCGCCAATACGGGCTTCCACCCGTTCATCAGCCAAGACTCCAGCCAACTGCATGATCCGGTCAGCTACGTCCTCGTTTACATCTTCCTTGAGAGAAGCGAGGATCTCTGCCGCCTTCCCAGCAACAGGTTTGGTCTCAGGCGTTGCCTCCTTACTCTTCAGTTTCTCCTGAAGTTCAGCAACCTGATCCCTCAACTGCTTGTTTTCGTTGATGAACCTTGGCACCTCGGCGTATGTCTTGCCACGCAGGGTGTCATGTGCCGCTTGCAACTTGGTAAGTTGCTCCTTCAGTTCCGCAATTTCCGCTGACTGATCAGTGGTTTGCGGCTCCTCGGGTTCCCCAGCCCTTTCGGGTTCGACAGGCTCCTCAAGTGCCTCTGGCTCTTCGGCTTCGGGTTCCGCCTCGACTTCCTCTTCGGGAGCGTCCGGTGTGGTAACCTCTTCAGCCTCTAGCCTTGCCGCTTCCTCTTCCGCCTGTTCCGCTTCCTTCGCCAACTCGGCAATCAGCCGATCAGCCTCTGCCTCAGCATCTTCAATAGCCTTCGGCGTTGTACTCATGCTCTCCTCCTTGCGGGCTTCTCAGTCTCCGCGCTTCGTCCGGGGCCTCACGGTCTCCCTCAAATGACTGGGCAACTGAATGTCTCCAGCCAACATGTTGTCATAAAGATTATACCTAAAAAATCCTTTGTCAAGTCAACTACTTGGGCATGGGTGTCTGAAGCAACCACGGGATCACCTTCTCGCCAGCCACAGCGGCTAGTATGATAATGATGATCAGGAACGGAATGAATCCCAGCAACGCCCACTTCGGCAAGACAAGACCATCCTCAGAACGTGTTCTGAAGTTCGCCTTTACCTTCCCACCGGACTGCTTTGAGATCTCCGCAACCACCCTCCGAAGCTGTTCCTCGCGGTCCCTCTGGTTCAGAAGTCTTTGTTTCTCTTCAGCTTTTCCGTTTATCTTTCCGCGCCACACCTCAAGCTCACGGACACGATCAAAGAGCTTCATTAGCTCATCAATCTTTTCGTCCATAGCATGTAGCATCTCAAGGAACTTCTCTTGGTTTCCCATAACCTTTTCCAGACACTGATTCATTTCAGCCTTGATCGTCTTGCGGCACCCCTCACGGACCTCCGCGCACCTTGATTCAGAGATTCCACATGCTTTAGTGGTGTCGCTTGTCATGATCTACTCCTACTCAACAGTGAAGAACAGACCAGAGCCACCAGCCGCAACAGCCGCACCGGGTGCAAAGTGCGCCCCAACATCAACGGTGCCAGTATCAAGAGTGGCATCGTCTATAATGTGATACTCATCAAGACCAGCCGCTGACGCTGTGCGTGACCCGGCATCGACACAGTTGCTTCCAGAGGCAACGTGGAAGTTTTCAGCCCATGATGGCACAAAGTCGTTGTCGCTGTGTACGCCATCCCCCGCCTTCAGAACGCAGTCAGTTGAAGACGATTCGCTTGCGCCTTCAACCCAATGGGTAGCAAAGGTGTTGCTTCCACATCCATCGCTGAAATTGTTTTCATGCGTCCATGTTCCGTTGATGGTCGCACCATGATAAGCAACAACATTTGTCAGGCCGTTACATTCAATGTAGTTATCAGTTGCCGTTGCCGACCCTCCAGCCTGAAGACTGTTTATGTAAATTCCACGGGAACCGCCAACGTCATACTGAAAGGTGTTGTTTCTTACCTCCGTTGTTGTTGTGTTCAAAGCAAGCATGTTCAGAGCATAGCTTGTTGCGTTTGCATCGGTGATTTCCCAAAAGTTATTTTTTACAACATTCGTTCCGGTTGTGCGGCTTGAGTTTGCAAAGCGAACAACGTTTCCTGTGAGTGTGGTGCTGTCCTGATAGAAATACGATTCAATCAATGTCAGGTCAGCATCGCTTGTTGCCGATGCTGAAAATTCTACAATTGATCCCACTGTTGTGGCAAATTCTGAAGTGACAACCCTCAACCCCCTCACATAGACATCACCAACGTCCGTACCGTTAGGCGCACCGGCGCTGTAAATACCTCCACCGGCAGTGCTCCCCCCGTACCTCAGTATAAAGAACTCAGCGTTCATGCTGTGGAAATTCAACACGATTGCATCCCACTCCCCGGCGGCTGGCGTTGTGTCACACGTTCCAACGCCATTCATGTCTTCGCCGTAGGTTGAGTCAGAACACGAAGTGAAGATAACCGGATCGGCCTGTGTGCCGTCAATTTCAAGATGACCAGCGGCATCGTCCACCGCAATGCCATCACCGGAACCGGAGAACTTTACAACAACGCCAGCGTTGATTGTCAGGTTGTAAACGCCCGTTGTAACATCAGACGTAACATAGTATGTACCACTAGCCCACGTTGTGTCGGCTGATAGCGCACCACCAACTGTTGTGTAGTGGAGTAGGAACGGCGCTGTCTTGCCAGAAAAGAAGCTGTACGGAATACCCTCAAGGTAGTAGTACGTTCCACCCTTCTGAATAAGGGCATTTTTTATTCTCGCCCTATTGTCTTCAGTGTCGGACGATACAGCTTCCTCTGGAGATATTTTCCAGCTACTCCTAACTCCCTGTCCAACAAACGTAATGTCATGGATCAGACCACCTCCCCATGTTGTAGACGTGGTTCCATTCTCAAGGATCTGCGGTGGGTCTGTTATATCCAGTTCGTGGGCAAACACAACCCACGTGTCATCCGCTGGGTATGGCGTAACTGGATACCCGGCCTTGCTTTGAATGTGGTAATTCCACTGTGGTCCGTGATCATGGGAGATGATCTCAATGTCAACATTGGTGTATACGTCCTCAAACGTCACAGACGTTGTTGTCGTTGTTGTTGCTGACGGCAGTGTTGGGCTTTCAACATTTGTCCAGTCATTTGTGTCGGTGTTGAGATAGTAAACGCCAGCCGGTTTAATGCCGATGCTTTTACCGCCACGTGTAATGATAAGCTTCTTCTCGCTCTTGCTGACAGACCACGGCATGGGTGACTCAGACACATACCATGAAGAAGCATCCTCAACAATTGTAGGGTTTGTCTCGCGCCATTGAGAGCCATCGTGGTATGCTATGCCGCTCCCAACCTCAGTATATCCAGCGTCACGAACAATCGTATGTTCATTGACGATGGTGTCAGCAAATGCTGGTGTCGAAACCGAGACAACAAGAAATGCAAGAGCAACAAGTATCTTTCTCATGTCTTCACCTATGCTGGGTCAGAGAATGCAAGCGTTGCTGTTCCGTGATACGTACTGTTTATATACTGAAGCGAAATAGCGTCACAGTCTCCACCAGTTGTCGTGAGCGTAGGCTCGGCACCGTTTGACCATTTGATTGTCGTTGCTCCAGTTCCCCACGTGGGAACCCTTGTCCCGGTACCGTCTTGACATAGAATCAGGATATACGATTCTCCTTCAGTAGGGCTTGAAAACGTAATGGTTCTGTCTCCAGCCATCGTCACGTACTGCTTCCGTGCGTTCCCCCAGTCAACAGCAATCGTAGCGCCATCAGTCAGCGCGTATGAGTCGAAGATCACGGGCGCACCCATCGGTGGAAGCTGTGCAAATGCAACAGCCGCGCACACCAGTAGCGCGGAACCTATCCATGCGATTAGTCTCTTCATGGCTACCTCCTATTGGGGAACGTAAACGTAGAGGAAAACCTCACCGTCAGCATCAGCCGTGGCAATCTCTGTGTACGAAAGCGTCAGGTCACCATCGACCATCCGCCCACCGTAATATTTCCCCGTGGGCTTGGGCGTGAAGTCTGCGTTGTCTTCGCCATCAAGATCATCAAGCGGATTTGCAAGACCAACGCCTGTCATAACGTTAAGACCGGCACTGTCTGTAATAGTAAGATCCCAGCCGTCAGCCGGTGCTGTGGATGTGTTTGGTTCTGAACGAACATAGAACAGGTACCCATTGACATCCTCGCATGTGGTGTCTGTTTTCGCGGCTGTTGCCGATGCAACCCACGTGGCTGTGTACACCTTTATGCGAGTCCCCGCAACCCAGTCCCTTGTGCATACGCTTCCATTGTCTGCCGCCCACACCGTCACGGGAAGCGCAAGCAGAAGCCCTGCCGCCAGTAGTCTCTTCAACGTCTTCATTATTCTCCTCCTTGTTCGTTCCCGCCGCTTTCGACTGCCTCAAGGTTGGCGCGAGAATCCTTGATTGTTTGGAGCATGATCTCCAGTTGTTGTACCTTCCCCTGTTCCCATGAGCGCTGTGGCTCTGTACGCAACTTACAGCTTCTTATGGCTTCTGCCTTGAAACTGTTCTCTAGCCACTCAATGAATACCTTGAAGTCATCATCATTTTGTAGCCTTACCATCGCATCTAGTTCTTTGTGTTCAGGCTTCAACATTACGGAGTCACTCCCGGCGCTGATTCAAACGCCTGATTATCGCGGCCCGCCACGGGCACTCCAGCCGCATCGGTTTCGACTGCCGCCGGTACAGGTGCGCCCGGTGTCAGCCTGTCAGGGGTTGCCCCCTCAAGAAGCCCAGCCGCGTTCTTTGGCGGAACATTGCCGGGCATACCACCAGCCATGCTCTCAAGCTCTTTCTCATCCCTGATAACCTTGGCGGGATCAATATCAAGAGACTTGAGGGCTTGACGTAGAAGTTCAGCGCGTCCAGAAGTACCAAGTACCTCCATATCGAAGGGGTTGGCGGTCTGGACAAGAAACTCTGTGCGACGAATAGCTTGCTGTTCGCGTGCCATGAGAGCGTAGGAGCCGGTAGCAACGCTCTTCAGGTCACCGATTGCTTCGATGTCATCATCATACTGCATGAGGTAATTATACGCATACTCCACCGACTCTGCTACTACCCCCTCATCGATGTTCTTCACAACTGTTTTGATTCCCTTGGCACTCTGGCTCATCAGCATTGACAGCGCTGACGCAGTCTCTGGTGTGCCTTTGGGTTCACCGTGGGTATAGCGCGGAACCCCAGTATCCTCATCTGCCATGCGGAGACAAAACTCAAACACTTCCATGAGGGGACCAGTTACGATCTGCGGCTGGAAGAATTCTACAGCACGCCCTTCACGTAGTTGTTGATTCGTTGCCTTCCACACGCGAAAGGGCCACATTGTGAATTTCTCACCGGGCTTTAGCCGGTCAACGTCCACTTCAATCTGAGGCCCGGACGCTATACCCACGTTGATTGAGATTGAGCGGAAGACCGCGTTGGCAAGTTTCTGTGCGCCCTCGGCAAGCTCTGGCACACCAACATGCCAGAATGAATCAGGTACTTCCCTGAAGCCAGCCGTGAAATACGGGCGAGATCCAAGCGGATCGGGATTGATGGTCGCCTTGATGATCCAAGGTCCGATCTTCCACGCAACGATGTCATATTCTCTTTCTGCATCTGGCACATCCTTACTACCCATGCCCCAGTCGAGTAGCATCTGACCGGGAACAGAACCGTGGAATTTGAGGCATTCGATGGTGTCTGATTCATACATGTCGCTGGACTCTTTGCCTTCCAGAAGAATCCTCTCCTGATCGGTGGTCTTCCACTCAACGTGTCCACCCTCACGATAAGCCTTCAGCACTTCCCTGACGGCATCCTGATCCCAGCCGTCAACGTCAAGCATGTCTGAAAGATCTTTTCTGGTGAAGCGAAGAACTTCGAAGAAGTCGCCCTTCTGTGTAGATGTTGTCCCGGGCATTGGGTAGATGTCGAATGGGTTTACTCGCGCCCAGTACTCCTTCAGCCTCTCTTCAAGTTGCGGAATCCATCGTCCTGTCTCTGGATCAAATACTCTCTTGCGTATCACCTCCCTTTCAAGGAAGGGACCTTTCATGATCATCGTGCCGAATGTCACGATATCGTAGATGCACTGGTTCAGCGCCTCATTCCACTCGCCCTCAACGAACATGTCTTCGATCTTCTTCGACACATTCTCGGCGGCATCCTTCGCCAGCTTCTCCAGCACCTTGCCTACTCGTTCTTGAGCCTGAGGCATCATGCTGGTAATCGCCTCTTCCATCATGACAGGATCGGGTGCTACCCCGCCCATCTGTGCCTCTGCCTGAGCGCGCATCTCCATAGCGGTTCGCACGTTAAACTCGACCACGCGCTGGATCGACTCTGGTAGCTCTGGCATCGGAGTAGGCTCAAGCTCCCACGGGCGCTCACCCTTCTGGAAGAAGATCTCCTTCACCCATGACTCGGCGGCAGAACACTTTGTCTCCACAACGGGTGCATAGACGGCTTCGTATTCCTGACCGAACATCTGCTTGAGGGCGGCTTGCATCTGAGGGGTGTACTCCCTACGCCTCATACGTAGGTTGTCTAGGAACTGGTTCTCAGTAATCTGCTTGGAAGTCTTGGCGATCTCCCACTTGCTTGTAAGCGCCGCATCAAGTTGGCTGAGAATAATGTCCCTCTCCTCCTGATTCAGGGACTCCTCCGCGTTCTCTTCTTCCTTGACAATCTTGCTGGCTGGCTTGAACTCTATCATCGCCATGATGCACTCCTCCTAGACAATCCACACCCCAACGGGCGGCTCATTGCCAGCTTCATGGATAGTAGCACCATTACTGGCTGACGTTTGTGTCGGCTTCAGATCCGGAAGAACGTACTTGGCGATCATGATAGCATCTACCCTGTCATCGAACTTGCCGGGTTCAGCACCGTACTTCTGTTCTTCCTTCTTGAAACTCATCATCTCTTCGAAAAGCCCTCGGCTCTTCAGACCGTGACTTCCATCACGCATCTCTGCAAGCAACACGTTTACAATATCGCCCTTATTGGTACGTGTTGTCAACCACCCGTATCTCTTACGGATTTTATTCGGCGGCTCACGAACCCGCTCCACGTATACGTATGGGTATTTCAGCCTCATGGTCAACTCTGTGATTGTGGTGTTCCCGTGATTGTTTCTCTCGGGGACCAGCCAAGCAGTGTTGTACCGCTTACCCATGTGAAACATTATATGCCCAAACAGATCTGGGTCAATTTTTCCATGCCATTCGGCAACTTGCTCACCTGTGGACATCTTGATAACGGAAGCCACTGAGAAGTCAGCCACTCTTCCAGACACGTTCCTGTCAATACCCTCGGAGACATCGCCGCCTATAATATAGTTCTCATCGTTGCGCGGCTCCTCCCACACGCGAAGCTCGCCGTTGGGGTCAGCGATAAACTGACCGGTATGGAGATTGACTGTGTAACGCGCCTTCGGATCTGGCGCGCCCTTCATGAGCTTGATGAGTTGTTGCAGATCAAATACCGGGGTTCCGGAACTGATAAAAGCTTCTGTAGGGTTCGAAGGATACTCCTGTGCAAATATCTCCTCTAGCCCGTTGCAGTTGTTGGCTATACACCAGCGCCGCCATGCAATCTGTTCAGGGACCAGATTGTAGGTCTCTATCAATTCCTTTTCAATATCAGTGGGTTCGAAGTCAACAGGAACCGGCTTGCGATACGAATCGAACACGAACCACGGAAGGAATACGGAACTGAATTCGTTGTTGGGATCGGCTTTCTCATTGATTTCTCTATGGACTTCGGGCCTACCGTCCTCGCCCATTACAACACTGTAGCGGTATCTCGCGCCCCAGTAACGGTCATAAAACTCGCCACCGATCCCCTTAGCCGTTGATTCTATTACAACTTCCGTGTCCAAACTACGCGGCACGCACTGCATGACCGATGTCATGAGAGCCTCAGTGGTGTGGGCGGGCCATTTCGCCATCTCTGACAGGTGGAGGTAGTGAATGGCTGTGCCAGATCCGATGTCCTCCTTCCCGGCGGTAGCAACACGAATGGCGCTACCAAGACCCTTACCCTTCGACGTGTCGAAGTTGAGCAACCTCTTGTTATTATAGGTAATACTCGGTTGCCAGATAGGGTTGTGCTGATAGAATCGCTTGTGCATCTGGAAGAGGAACTCGGTGGCTTCCGGTTCGTGAGTGATGATCATCGCGTAACGGTTGAAACGGGTCGTGGTCATCCAGTAGTCTCGCCCGGCAATATAGGTGGAGACTCCCTCCCGGCGCGCCTTCAGAATGACGATACGAACAAGCCGCCCGTCATTACGGATGTCCTCAATGATTTCATGCAGGAGGTTTTGTGGACCGTTTAGCTCAAGATTACGAAGCTGTGTCCCGCCGATCTCTGGCTCGTTGGCATCTGGCATGGGCTGGATGAATAGCTGATCAGCGGCGTACTGGCGAAAGTCGATCATCCAGAGCCGCTCCTGATCCTTGATAGAGATGGGATCTACAGACATGTAACACCCCCTACTCTATACTCTCTAAGCTCTAGGCTTTGTCTTCCTCTTACTGCCTTGCACCTCTCTCCCCGTGTCTTCAGACACACAAGGGGAGAGAGAGGAGGAGAACTATTCAGGTTCACATCGCTTACCCCTACGACATCGTAATCACTTACGAAGCCAATCATCGCCTCGTCATAGTCATTCAATGAATGACTATTCCTTGTTGTGGTTGCCTTCGACATGATTCCGACTTCTCCGGGGTAAGCTTGAATGTCTCTAGCCCGTTGTCGCCTAAGCTCAAGACTCTCTAAGTATAGGGTCCGAAAAACCCCTGTCAAGCTTGATTGAGACTGATTACAGGCGGTATAGGCCCGGTTTCCTCGCGTATGCTCCATATTCCTCCTCTATTCAGCCATTTCCTCTATTACCATGTAACATGGCGATATTACCATGTTTTTTCAAGCTGGAGCCACTGAGAGGCTTCGAACCCCCAA